GTAACCTATTTAGAATTTAACGGAGACGATTAAAAAATAAAAATATTATGGGAGCAACAGTAACTTCATTTACAGGTTTACAAAACCTAACAAATATACAAGAATTCCTTGCAGATTTCAATAGTTTAACATCTGTTGATTTATCTGGAATGTCAACACTTATTGAAGTAGATTTAAGTGATAACGATGCACCAGATAGTAGTACTAATTGTTTAACATCCGTTAATTTAAGTGGATGTACATCATTAGAACGTCTTTATTTAGATGATAGTGATTTTTCAGCAGGATTACCTGATTTATCGGATTGCGATTCTTTGTATTTAATAGATTTTGACCAATGTGGGATAGTAGGTTCAGTAGATATATCTAACTTACCTGCATTAGAACAGTTTGATTTTAATGGTAATTTAGGATTAACCGAATTAATTATATCTTCAACCCAACCATTGGGTGATAATGGAAGAGAATTATTAGTTAATGACTGTGCTTTAACTCAAACCGCAGTAGATAATATACTTGTAGCATTAGCTAGTGGTAGTGTTTCAAACGGATTTGTAGACCTTGATAATGATAATGGTGAGGGAACAAACGCAACACCTGGACTAGTAGGTAGAGAATCACTTTTTGTTCTTAATTCAAGAGGTTGGAGTTTTGATATTGTAAATGGTAATCATACTATGTTTACTATGGCATACGAAGCAGCATCTGGTTCGGTATGTGCTAGTGTTAATTTAGGTTCATACTATATTGTATCGGGTTCAAATCTACAAGTTGGTAATAAACTATATCAAAATTCAGATGTATGGAATCCTGCAGTAAACGGTTTCTACGCTACAGGTTCTGTTTATTATCAAGTAAGTGGTAGTGGTACAATCATATCAAGTGGTAGTTGTGTATAAAAATAAAATAAAGTAAAAATATGAAACTAGTAAATTTAGTACCTGGAAAAGCAATTAACGATAAAGTAGTTAAGGAAGCATTGGATGATTTAGATACCAATTTACCAGTATCTATAGAAAGATATTTGGACAAAATGGTAGCTCAAATTAAAGGAATGAGTCTTTCTCGTAAAAAAGAAATTCTTGTATTAGCAAAGGTAATCGATGCTATGGGAATTGACAAACAAGAAATGATGAGATACGTTTCAAAAATTAAGAAAAACGATATATTAAAAAAATAATATGATACGTTTAAAAAACTTACTCAAAGAATCGGAAGAGTTACAACAACTCCCAACCGAAATGAAAAAACATTTCTTGGAAATCATTTCTACCTATGGACAACATAGAGAAGCAATGAGTAGAAAATCCGATATTAGACAAGTTGCCGAAACATTGGGAGCTATAGCAGATGCTGCCCAAGAATATACATTAAGAGAAGGTGGTGATTGGTTTGATAGAGTTACTATTAAAAGAAATATGAGTGAGTTAAAAAAATTACAATCCTCATTCGAAAAAGAATCATTAGAAGCGAAAGCACAAGAACAACGATTGGAAGCTCTATATGAAGATATGGGGAATGTACTAGGTAGATATTTTGAAATAGCTAATGTTTCAGAAAAAGTTATGAAAGAAAGATTGGGTAGAACTTCAATTCAAGAAGCTAAAAAATACGATATCGGTTCTGGATGGATGGGAAATGGTTTAACTATTTGGAATAGAGCCGAAGAACAATATGGTGATTATAAAATAATTGCTCATATTAGTAAGGATGGTACATTGAGTATCAGAGATAAACAACTCCCATCAGAAATCAAGCAAATGTTCCAAATGTGGGCAGATACTATGAAAAAGGGTGATAGACCTGGAACATACTAATTAAAATATAAAAATAATGTCACAAAAAGAACCTTTAAATGAACTAGGATTATTAGCAATACTTGGTACTATTGCATTCTTTGGGTTTATTACTATGTTCTTTAGTAAATTAGCTGATAATGTCGATGCATATTATCATGGTAGAAGTGTTGGAGTACAGAGAGCTTTAAAAGCAATTTATAAATCATTATATAGTAATAGAGGATTTATTAGTAGAATGAATGATATTGTTTCTACTACAGGAATCGGACCAGCTTGGATAACGGCGTTTATTAATGATTCATATACACAACGATTGTTAAAAGAATATAAAGATAATCCAGATATTAATTACGAAGAATTAGAATTAGAATTGGCAAGAACTGCAACCAAAGCGATGAATGATGAGGCTACCGAAAGAGGAATAACATCTGATATGAGTAAGAAAATGCAGGCAATGAAATGGAAAGCCTAAAAATAAAATAAATGGAAGAATTAGCATCATTGTTATTACAAAGTAGAACTCAAGCTCACTCATTTCATTTAGGTGTTAAAGGAATTGGTTCTCATTCTGCACATTTAGCATTAGGTGAATACTATGATTCAATTGGTGAATTAATTGATGGTTTGGTAGAAACATATCAGGGAAAAGAAGGATTAATTCAAATTTCAGGAATTGGAACTTTGGATAAAAATAATGATATTAAAAATATTATTAAATATTTCGATACATTATGTAATATGATAGCTAGATTAAGACAGAATCCTAAATTAAAAGACAGTTGGATTCAAAACGATATAGATACAATAGTATCACTTTTATATAAAACTAAATATAAATTAGTAAATCATCAATAATAATTATGATTATAATTGATATTAAAAACGGTAATATAGAATCGGCTCTGAAACAATATAAGAAAAAAATTCAAAATATTAAACAAACAGAAGAGTTAAGAGAAAGACAAACATTTGTTAAACCATCCGTTAAAAATAGGTTACAAAAAGAAAAATCCATAAGAAAAAATCAAAAAGATTTGGGGTTTCTTTAGTTTTCTAAAAAATTTATATATTTATCCTCGAATATCCTATCTTATATAGGATTTTTTAATTCAAATGTAGTTGATTAATGAATACCCTTCCCTATAAGGTGTGACCGAACAATCAACATAATTCTATTGGAGTTTTTAGAAATAACTTCACAATCAACACACAACAAAAAAAATGGCAAATTCAAAATTATTGAAAGAAGCAATCGCTGATGCCAAAGCCGTTAAAGAAACCGCTTTAGCAAACGCAAAGTTGGCTCTTGAGGAAGCATTTACTCCAAGACTTCAATCTATCTTATCTCAAAAGATGAGAGCAGAAGCTGAAGAAATGGGTGATGAAGAACAAGAAGCTACAAACGAAGAATTGAGTTCAGATGGTATCGGGTCTAAATCAGACGCTGGATATCCTCAAACTCCTGGTGCAAACCCGTCTTATGATGCAATCACTGATTTATCAGTAGGTGTAAAGAAAGATAGTGGTAAGCCAGAAGCAGCTGGTACTGACTACAAAAAAGTAGCAGACATCAACGAAGAAGATGATTATGACTTCGGTGGTGAAGAAGAAGAAGACCCTAACGCAGCAGAAATCGCAGAATTAAAAGCGAGATTAGCAGAATTAGAAGGTGAAGATGAATTCGGTGGTGAAGAAGCAAATCCGTTTGCACAAACTGAAGCTGATGACGAAATGGGAATGGATTCCGAAGAAGACCCAATGGAAGCTGAATACGGAATGGATTCAGAAGAAGATTCAGAAGATGCTATGGATTTAGAATCAATCATCAGAGAGTTGGAAGCACAATTAGGTGACGAAGAAGGTTCAGAAGAAGAAATGCCGGCCGAAGAAGACCCTAACGCAGCACAAATTGCAGAATTGAGAAGACAATTAGCTGAATTAGAAGGTGAAGATTCGGAAGAAGAACCAAAAATGGAATCTAAAAGATTAAGAGAATCACGTAGAAGATTGAAAGAAAATTTAGCAGATGGTTCTGAAGCAGGTACTGACAAAGGAGAAACTCCTAAAGTTGTTGTAACAAACGAAGCTGAAGAAGAAGATGATACACTAGATTTGGATGAAATTCTTCGTGAAATGGAAGCGGACATGGCAGGTGACAAAGAGAAAGTTGATGAAGAAGAAGATAAAGAAGAATTGAAAGCAGACTTAAACGAAGCTTACAAAACTATCAAATCTCTTCAAAAAACTATTAACGAAGTTAACCTTTTAAATGCAAAGCTTTTATTTGCAAACAAATTATTCAGAGCACACAATATGACTAACGAACAAAAAGTGAAAGTGATTGAAACTTTGGATAGAACAAAATCAGTTAGAGAGGTTAAATTGGTATTCTCTACATTAGCAGAGAATTTCAAATATACAACATCTTCTAACAAATTAACTAAAAGAGCCATTTCAGAAGGTATCGCTAGTAAAGCAGTTAAATCTACAAAACCTGCACAAGCTAAAGCGGTAATTAATGAATCGGTTAATTTTGCTAACAGATTTAAGAAATTAGCAGGTATTATTAAATAATTAAATAACACAAACAAATTCATTCAAAATGAACATTAAAAAATTAATGAGCGGCGCGAACCCACAGAGCGTGATGCTTGAGCAAACCAGAGGTTTGAAAGGCAAATGGGAAAGAACAGGACTACTTGAAGGAGTAGGTTCTGAAACTACAAAGCATGGTATGGCAGTAATGTTAGAAAACCAAGCAAAGCAATTATTGGATGAGGCAACTCGTACAGGTACATCTAACGGTTCGGAAGAGTGGGCTGGTGTAGCTCTACCTTTGGTAAGAAGAATCTTCGGTTCTATTGCAGCGAAAGAATTCGTTTCAGTTCAACCAATGAACTTACCTTCAGGTCTTATCTTCTACATGGATTTCAAATATGGTACTAACCCAGCAGGTAATCCAAACTTTACAGGTTCTTCATTATTCGGTAATGGTGGTACTTTTGGTAAAGATTCATTATCCCCAGCTGGTAACAAATTAGGTTCAACTCAAGCAGCTGAAGGTGGTTTGTATGGTGCAGGACGTTTTGGATACACAATCAACAATGCTACTGCAGAAATCACTTCAACATTCGCTTCAGCATCTTTAGCTGATATCGATTTTGATTTAACTTCGGGTTCAGTTTCTGCATCATTTGCAGGTAACACATTGAAGAAAATCATAGTTCCATTACCATCTGACGCAGATTTCAATGGTGTTAGAGCGTTCGAACCAACATTCTTAACTGGTTCAGCAGTAAATGGAATTTTCCCTCAATACACTACTAAAAACGGTTCAAATGTTGAATTCGTTGCAACTGTAACTGGTTTATCAAACTTGGCTACTGTTGGTGTATCGTTGGCATACCACAAACAACCTACTGATATCTCTCGTGGAGATTTCGAAGATAGAGGAACAGATTTGGCAATTCCAGAAATTGAATTGGAATTGAAATCAGAACCTATCGTTGCAAAGACTCGTAAGTTAAAAGCAATTTGGACTCCTGAATTGGCGCAAGATTTGAACGCATATCACTCTGTAGATGCAGAAGCTGAATTAACTCAAATGTTATCTGAATATATCTCTTTGGAGATTGATTTGGAAATCCTTGAAATGTTGCAGCAGAACGCATTCACAACTGAATACTGGTCATCTAAAGTAGGATATGAGTGGAATGGTGCTGGTTTCTCAATTGATTCTTCTGCGGCAGCAGCTTCTGCATACCAAAAGAACACTTGGTTCCAAACTTTGGGTATCAAATTACAAAAAGTATCTAACAAAATTCACCAATTGACTATGAGAGGTGGAGCAAACTTCGTTGTTGTTTCTCCAAACGTAGCTACAAT